AAACAATAAAGCAACGCTCCACGAGCTAAGGACGATATATACTCTTGAAGATGCTTATTTACTTTGGGAATGTATAGCGATTCCAAAATATAATGAATTCATGGCCGCCGAGGTCGCTAGAAAGGAGGCTAAACGCAGATGATACTTGATGAGTTTGTCCTCCTTTTTAAATCAGATGCTAAACAAGCGTCAGCCGATGTTGCTGAGTTATTAAAGAAAATTGAATTACTTAAAGATAAAGGAAAAGGCCGCACTACAGAAGAAAATAAACAACTAGCGGAATATACGAAGCAGCTTAAAGAACAAAGTGAAGTTCTTAAAATCAATGATCAACAATATCAGAAAATAGCAGAAAGTGCCGCGGCTTATGTAACTGCAGCTATTTCTGGATCATCTTTAATAAAGAATATTTTTGGTTCCGCTGAAAATAACGCACAATTAGCTCTTACTGCTAAAACTTACGGCTTACAAACCAAAGAATTAAATGCTCTTGCTCTTGCAAATGAACAAGCTGGCGGCTCTCAAGAAGAATTTATTGCCAGTCAAGTAAAGTTGGTGCAGTTAAATTCTCAGCTCGGTGGTGCAAAAACTGATTCACCAGATAGAATAATTACTCGTCTTCGCGCTCAATTAGAAGGCTTAGATCAAGCAACAAAATTATTTAAAATCAATCAATGGGGGTTGCCTCCACTTCCTTTATTAATCGCCACCGATGAGCGATATAATCAAGTGAGAAAATCTGGTGAAAGTTTATCGCAAAATATTGAATCTCAAACTGCAGCCGCATCTGAATTTAGGCAAGAGTGGGTGGAAATTAAAGAAGCGGTTGATAATGTTACAGCATCCGCTACTGCAGGATTATTACCAGTAATAAGGGAATTAAATAAACTTATAATTCCTATTCTTACAGGAATTGCAAAAAGTCCCGTTGGTTCATTAGTAACGGAAGCTGGGGCTGGTATAGGAGCGACATTATTAGCTAAAAGTTTTGCAAAAAAATTGTTACCCGGAATTTTTAAAAATGGTGTAGGTGTTGCAGAAGGAGCGGCAGGAGTTGGCGCCGCTGGAATTGGTGCGGTTGGTGGCACTTTCTTGGGTTCTTTAGGATTATTATTTGGTTTAAAATCTGCTATTGATGAAAAAACACATGGAGCAAATGCACTTCGTTACGGAAAAACTAACGAACACAAATCATCGCATGCCGAAATAATAAAACGTTCATCCGAGCCAGAAGAAAATAGTCCATATTTATTATATCAGCATGATTTGCGACATAAAAATGATTTATCATCTTTATTGCAAAGCAATCAATCTGCATTGGCATTAGCTTCTAGTCTAGATTTAACTCCGGGAAGTTATCAGAATTCTAATAGTAGAACTGTAAATGTAAAAGTTGGTGATATAAATATAAGTTCAAATGCCAGCGATACAACCGGCATTGCAAGCGATATAAGCACACAATTAGAACGTCATATAAATGCCGCAATATCAAATATGGATGATGGAGTGCAAGCATGATTATAAACGCCAGTGTTATATTTTCCGCACTTTCAAATATCGCCGGTTTATTAGCTGGAGGTAATTCAGATGTCGTTGGAATATTTGATGCAAATCTAAATCAGGTATTCATAAATGCAAGGCCACTTCGCGCTGATGTAAGAGAAACCTCCCGCGTAATGACACATCCAGTTGAAACTGGCGTAATGATCGCGGATAATCATATTATTAATCCTGTTGAAATAAATTTATCACTTTCAATAAAATCTGAATATTATAATTCAATGTATAATCAAATAAAACAAGCCTTTATACTTGGTACTGTATTTTCAGTACAAACGCGGACAGGTGTTTATAATAATATGATTATATCCGATATGCCTCACACAGAGGAGCCGGATAAATATGATGCAATCTTAATGGGGTTGCATTTTACACAAGTGCTTTATGTGACACCTGTTGCGCTTAGTTCCGAATCAGCGCCAGCAAATTTTAGTCCGGCCGACCCAGTTAATGATAATACTGTACAAGGTGGAGTAAAATATCCAACATCTTTGTCAACCACACAAACAACTGCAGTGCGATCAATTTTTACTGGTGTTGGCTTCAAAGCTTTAGGGAGATTGTAGTAATGCAAATTATACCTTTAGAATCTCTGCCAAATCAAACATTTACCGTTGTTCTTGATAGTAATCAATGGGTTGTAACGTTAAAAACTACGAATGGCGTTATCTCTGTATCATTATCTTTAAATAACATTGATATTGTAGATAACGCCCGTGCTGTTGCTAATGAGTTAATAATACAATCAGAATATCTGGAATCTGGAAATTTTTTGTTTTTAACTCAAAATTTTGATTTACCAAATTACACGCAATTTGGGATAACGCAATCATTGATTTATTTAAGTGCCGTTGATCTTGCTGGTTTACGTGTTGCGCCGCCATCACCAATAACTGCAACTGATTTTAATCCAATAGCTCCATTACCATTAAGATTTTCACCGAGTAATTATTATAATAATGAAATATTTATCATAACGACTGATAGTGGTGATATAATAACAACGGATAGCGGCGCAATTTTAATTTTAGGATAATTTTATGCCAACATATATAAAAATAAGTCAATTACCTAGCGGTCAAGCTATTTCAAGTGCTTTTGGTACGATAACACTTGATACTGCTATCATAGGAAGCATAACCCCAGAACCTGTTACAAGTAGTTTGTTTACTGGCGCTGGCACAGGCTTAACTGGCACGGCAGCAAGTTTAACTTCCGGCAAAGCAACGGTTTTAGCGACTGCACGAGCTATAAATGGCGTGAATTTTGATGGAAGCGCTCCTATTACAGTTACCGCTGCCGCAAGCACTTTAACTGGCACCGTATTAAATAGCACTGTTGTGACCTCGTCTTTAACTGCTGTAGGCACGATTAATACAGGGGTTTGGAACGGCTCTACCATGACAGGAACTTATGGTGGTACTGGTGTTAATAATGGCTCTAATACAATTACAATTGGTGGTAATATAAAATTTGGCGGCTCTTATTCTAATGCCGTAACAATCATCACATCTTCTTCAAATGCCATAACAGTGAATTTGGCTACAAGTAATGTTTTTAAACATACTTTTACTGAAAATACGACATTTACATTTTCAAATCCAACTGCAACCGGAACCGAATGTGAGTTTGATTTATGGTTATTCCAAGGCGGCACGCCTTATACACCAACATGGCCAGGCTCAGTTAGATGGTCGAATGCTACACCACCAGTTGTGAATAATGCTAGTAGTAATTATCTGATTACATTTTCCACTATAGATGGTGGAACTAACTGGGTTGGAATTTTAGCGGCGGAGGCATATGCATGATAACTCCTGCAAGTGTATTTTATCCGGTTGGTGCGTGTAATTTTGCAGTTAGTACTGATTATTTATCTGTCAGCCCTATTACTAGCGCAAGCTCTACAGGTACATGCTCTTTTTGGTTAAATGCCACCAATATTACAGATGCTAGTGAACAAAATATATATAGTTATAGTTCGGGAAGCGCTTTATTTGCAGCGGTTCTTGAAGGAAGTTCTAATATTGGATTCAAATTATTTGGCGCCGTATCAGGTCAAGTTCAAATAACAAGCAATTCTGGTTCTCTTACTACAAATGCATGGCATCATGTTATGGCATCATGGAATACCAACTTTGGTGCTGGAAGTAGAATATTAAATTTATATGTTGATGGAGTGAATTCTCTTAATATAGCTACTGATAATGGATCAGCTTTCTCTACATGGGGTGTCAGTTCGGTCGCGGAACTTACAGGAGGTTTACATTTTCATGCTATATCATTGGCTGAATTATATATTTCTAATCAATTTCTTGATTTATCTACATTAGCCAATCAACGTAAATTTATTACAGCAAGTAAACGTCCGGCATTTTTAGGAGCAAATGGAAGCTTACCAACTGGCACTCAACCACTTATCTACTTGAAAGGTTCTGGAGCTGGTTTTAATGTTAATTCAGGTTCTGGTGGGAATTTTACAACAACCGGCACACTAACAACACCAACAACAACGCCATCACAACCATAATTAACTTGTAATTTTCTGGTAAATATTATATTAATAATAATATGAAATATGTAACAATATTAATATTATTCTCAGTTGTAGCTTGCGCTCCATCACGCCCTATTTTTTACGGCACGAATAAAACTGATAATTTTGCCAGAAAAATAGATTATACCAAAGGTTTTTATATTCAACCTCAATGGTCGGAAGTTCTTAAAAGACAACCAGTTATCTCTGGTAATCGCACTGTAATTTACGCCGACTTAGTTGCAGTTCAAGCGTTGTGCAATACATTTAAATGGGCTCATAAAGATGAAAAATTATCCACTCCTCAAGAAGCTCAATTAAAAGGATGGGGTGATTGCAAAGATGCGGCTATTTGTAAATATTATAAATTACGTGCAATTGGCGCAAAACCAGAGCAATTAAATCTTTGGCAAGGATGGTATGGTGATAAATATGCAGGTCATTTAACATTAGCTGTAAGAATTGGCGATAAACAGTATATTTTAGATGATATGAGTGATATTATAATCGAAGCTAAATTATACATGCATAAGGATTTTGAACCCTATGCGCGATTTAATGAAATAGGTTGGTCACTCGATTAATTGTAAAAATCTATGGCACTTGCTTTCGATGATAGAATTGTAGAAGTGAGCATCGAGTTTCCAAGCGGAACACGAACATATCAATCCATAGGCACAACAGGATTATCTATTTATGCTACGGGTCAAAAATTTGATGCGGCGCTTTCTGGCGATGCTGAAATAAGAATATTTAATCTTACACAAGCCGAGCAAAATTTTATTATTTCTCAAACATCACCGTTGCAAGCAAATAGAACTCTCATTCCTGTTCTTTTAAATGTTGGTAGAAAAAGTTATGGAACATTTACATTATTTAGAGGATTGATTTTTCGTAGTGGAATTAGTCAACCGCCTGATATTGGTGTTATTATGTCATGCAATGTGAATTATACACTTGCCGGCTCAACAATTTCCGATACCCATCCAGCCACAACATTTTTAAGTACAATTTGCGCCAATATTGCGGCAAATAGTGGTTACGTATCAAATTTTTTAGCAACAGATAAGCAAATAAGTAATTATAGTTATAATGGCTCGCTAGCTTATCAAGTTAATCAATTGAATAACATGGGTGGCATTATTGCCTTTGTTGATAATAATGTACTTACAGTACGGAATAAAGGGGCGGCAACAAATAGCGTTCCTCGTGTAATTAGTGCGGCGACCGGAATGGTTGGTATACCGACATTTACAATGAATGGCATAACTGTTACAATGATGATTGATAATAGTGTAAATATTGGCAATATTATTACTATACAAAGCCAACAATTACCTGCAGCTAATGGTAATTATGTTGTTCAAAAGATAGTGTTTGATTTGGCAAGTCGTGATGCGCAATTTTATTATACTTTAATTTGCGTGCCTTCAAATATTTCTACAATAATAGGAACGGAAGGATGATAAATTCAACACCTCCATCGCGAAATTTAGCCGGTGATGGCACGCTTATTGGCGCTTTTGAATTATTTAAACAAAAATTTCTTCAAAATACTGATGACATGTTGCCGGCACAAGTGATTGCTTATGATAGGGCGACAAATAGAGCGCAAGTACAGCCCTTAATTTCTCAAGTTACTACAGATGGTACTTTAATATTGCGAGGTCAAATAGCTTCAATTCCGGTATTGCAAATTGGTGGTGGTGGATTTGTAATAAGCATGCCAATACAAACTGGCGATTTAGGTTGGATAAAAGCTAACGACAGAGATATTACATTTTTCTTGCAAACTTATGCACAATCAGCGCCAAATACGCAGCGTAAACATACATTTTCCGATGCTCTTTTTATACCAGATAGTTTCATGAAAGGCGTAACTATAGCTGGAGAAGATGCAAATAATCTTGTTATTCAAAATCTTGCGGGAACTGTGCGCGTGGCTATATGGGGAGATCAAGTAAAAATTACCGCTCCGAATATTATTTTAAATGCCCCAACTACAACATGTACTGGAAATTTAGTGGTTGATGGAACTAGTTTATTAACTGGCGCAGTAACCGCTGACTCCACTTTGCAAGTTTCTGGTGACATTACTGCGGATAGTGATATGATAGTTACAAGCAATCTTAATGTAACTGGAACATCAACAATGAATGGAATTCCTTTTGGAACCCACGTTCATGGTGGCGTTCAGTCTGGCAGTTCTGATACAGGAGTTCCAATTTAATGGTACAAACCTTTGCCACTAATCAAAATAATGATATTTACATTGATGAAAGCAAAAGTCTTGTTTTATTATCAGGAATAAAAGCTGTTGCAGCAGCATGTTCAACTATATCCAAATCACAGCTTGGAGAGATGGTTTTAACGACAACTCAAGGGCTACCAAATTTTCAATCAGTATGGATTGGCGTGCCAAATCTTAGAATCTGGCAAGCATTTTTACAAAGTGCATTACAAAATGTTGAAGGCGTTATGCAAGTAACAAATATAAAAATAACACCCGCAACTGGTAAATTATCTTATCAAGCGAATATTCAAACAATATACGATACAGCACAATAGGTATTAGCATGAGTTCGATTTATAATTATAATAATTCAACAGGAGTAATTGTTCCAGATACAAGTACAATTCTTGCTTCTGTACAAACAACGTATCTTGATGTTTTCGGAGCTGATTTAGTTACTACCGCTGACACACCACAAGGCGTGCTTATTACAGCAGAAGCATTAGCTGAAACGGCGGTCGTGAATAATAATGCTGCCATTGCTAATCAAATTAATCCAAATATTGCCGGCGGCACTTTTCTTGATGCAATTATGGCATTAACTGGGATTCAAAGAACGCCATCAACACAAACCATTGTAACCGGCGTTACTATGAGTGGCGTGGCTGGAACGGTAATCCCGCAAGGAACTTTAGCTGCAACGGCGGCTGGTGATCAATTTGCAACTCAAGCGCAAATAACTTTAGATTTAGGAGGCACGGGAAGCGTTAATTTTGCATCAGTAGCTTTCGGAGCAATTCCTTGTGCAATTAGTGCTTTGGATGTTATAGTTAGTAATGTTTTGGGCTGGGAAACAGTAACAAATCCAGTAGCTGGCGTTTTAGGCTCTCTTACTCAAAGTGATCAAGCTGCACGCGCATACAGAAATAATACATTAGCTTTCCAAGGCGTAGCTTTGCCGGTAGCAATAACTTCCGCATTATACGCAACGCCAAACGTATCAAATGTAACATTTTTAGAAAATTATAACAGCGTTCCAGCTGGTATGATAGTTTCAGTCACAGCTGGCACTCTTGCTGGTATTTATGGCATGACAACAACAGCAGGCACTGGAACAAATGGTTTTATAACTGTCGGCACTGATGCAATTAATTTTGCTTCTAGTAGTCAAACATTACCAACACCAAATCCGTGGCCTGTGGCGCTTTATACTACAAGTGGTAATATTACACTTTCTGGTTTAAGTACTCAAACTGGTGGTAATTGGAGCGGCTCTTTAACGGGTGGAAATATTATTTTAGTACAAAGTCAAACTACCGCCTCACAAAATGGTGTATATTTAGCTAATTCAAGCTCATGGACAAGGCAGTCATATAATTTAACTTCCGCCTTAATACAGCCTTCAATTTCTGGAATATCCTTACTTCCAAATTCAGTTTATGCTTGTGTAAATGGCGGTACTAATACTGATGTGGCGGCTGCATTATTAGAAAATAAATCATCTGGTGCGGCATGGAATGGCGGGACGTCAGTTACAGTAATGGAGCCAGCCACCGGTCAAAATTATACTGTTTTATTTGATAGGCCGACTTCTATTCCTGTGGTAATAAAAGTAACTACAACTAATGGAAGCACAGCAAATATTATACAGGCCGTTCTTAATTATGCGGCTGGTTTAGTTAATGGATTTGCTGGTTTTGTGGTTGGTGCTAATGTTTCACCTTTTGAAATTTCAGGCGCTATTTTAACTCAATATCCTAGTTATTTTATTAATAAAGTAGAAGTTAGCATTGAAACAAGCATCTCCTATTCTACTAATATTATTCCTATAGGAACAAACCAAATAGCAACGACTCAACTTTCATATATTACAGTTGTGGTGGTATAATGGCTGATCCAGTAACAGACATACAGGAATTAGATTATTCTGTAAATTTATTGCAAGCTATTTTATGGCAATATACAAATGCGACTAATTTACAAGGCATTTTAAATGCTAAAAATGCATGGTATGTTACAAATCACACTGATTTTTGGGAAAATTGGTATACTAATGTTTTTAATTTAGCTACCGCGAATGATTTTGGTTTATCGGTTTGGTCAATAATTTTGGGGCAATCTCTTTTTACTTCATTTATTGAAAGCACTGGAATTCCTTATTTTGGTTTTGGTGCATATAATCAAAACTTCGATGGCTCAAATTTCGCATCTTTAAATGGTGGAAATAGTGTTTATTCCACTGAAACTTCAAGATTGTTACTACAACTTCGATATTTTCAATTAGTAAGCAGCGGAACTGTGCCTGAAACTAATAGAATGCTAGCTTATGTATTTGCTAATTATGGTAAAGCATATTTAGTTGATAATCACAATATGACACAAACTTATTATTTCGAGTTTGTGTTATCTGCAGAAATCAGTTATATGTTAAATAATACAGATGTGTTACCAAGGCCGGCTGGCGTATCAAGCACGATAATAGGATTATAAACTATGCCTATAAATAATTACATAGATACAATATTTGGCGTTTCTGGTGATTTGACTCTCGTTCCTGATGCTACGCAAGTTGATGGAACTGTAAGTTATACTCAAGGTTATCCTATTGGTTATGAAACCGCTCCCGGCAATCCCGGCGCATTGCCGATTGAACGCGCTAAAATGAATCAGTTATTTAATACAATAACTACAATTTTGCAGCAATATCAACAGCAAGCAACACCGCCTTTTATCACTACAACTATGAATGGTGGCACTCCATATTCATATAGTATGTTTAATCGAGTTCTGCAAGGCGGAGTTGTTTACCAATCTATTGCAAATAGTAATACCGATACTCCGCCAAGTTCAAAATGGGTAATATCATATCCTTATAATGGCACTCCATTCCAAACAGGAATGATGATGCCGGGAATGAATTCTACGCCGTTTACTGGATTTATAAATATTGATGGTAATACAATCGGAAGCGCAAGTTCTGGTGCAACATATAATGGCACAACATACCAGCCTTTATATGAATTTTGGTGGAATAATGTCAGCTTTCCAAGTTCTAATGCTTATGCAATTGTAACTGGTGGTTTAGGTGCAAGCGCTGCAGCGGATTTTGCGGCAAATAAACCTCTTACAATGCCAAATTCTGCTGGCATGGCAATTGTAGGTGTAAGTAGCTTCTTTACGCAAGCAGGCGCGACCTATGGCGCATTAACTGTTGCGGCGGCTGGTAGTAATGGTTCTACTGGCAGTACTGCGGCAGGTTTAGATTCTCATACACATACAATTAATATTAAGAGTGGGCAGGCTAATTCTGCATCTTTAAATACAGCTTTGGCTTTCGGTCAATCGGGTGGTTCTGGAACTAATCTTGGAAGTAGTTTTTCTCCTGATGAAACTAACTCTGTTATATTAAATTCAACTGGCTCTGGAAGTACTCATAGTCATACTGGTGGTGCATTTACAGGTTCACCAACATCAGTAATACAGCCTTCATTGGCAGCTTATTGGCAAATTGCTTTATAAAGGAAAATATTATGTCTATAGTTAATTATACAAATGCTAATGCTGGAAATGCAAATGGTTATGCATTGGCGAATTGGTCAGGATTAACTGGCGGCGATACTGGCCAGCCTTTTCCTTTTCCAAATTTTGCAGATAAAACTGTACAAGTTTTTGGAACGATTGGCGCGGCAATTACTATTCAAGGTAGTAATGATGGTACTAATTGGGAAACTCTAACAGATAATTTTGGTGGTGCATTAATATTTAATACTCATGGTCTTTCTCTTATTGCTCAAGCTCCATTATGGGTAAGACCAAGTTGTGCCGCCGGAACAACGAACGCAACTGTTATAATTTTGGCAAATCAGAGTTAATATGTCACGCAGACGTAGAAAAATGTTGTTAGTCGGGCAAGTTCCATCGCAAGAAGGATATGTTTTGCTTGAAGGTTCAACTGATAAAATTTTATTAGAAGGTAGTACGGGTTATATTATGTTGGAAGAAATATCACATAATATTTTACTTGAAGGTTCGACAGATAAGATTCTACTAGAAGGTAGTATGGGAAATATTTTACAGGAGTATTAAAAATGGCTGATAAAGAAATATCTCAATTTACAGATGGCAGTGTTCCAAGTGATGCAAATTATGTTGGTGGATATGCGACAGCTAATACTGCGAATGGCAATGCTAGATGGTCTTTTGCTAATATAGCATCTTATGTCAATACTAAGCTTGGTCTTGGTACTATGTCAACACAAGCGGCGAGTGCCGTGGCAATTACAGGAGGCACTGTTGATGGCACGGTTGTTGGTGGATCGACTCCCGCCGCGGCAACGGTAACCACATTAGCAACTGGTGGCGCTATAACTCAAACAGTCGCAAATACTACTCTTATTTTAAAGCAAGGCGCTAATGGCAAAACTGGCACAGTGACATTGAATGGCATAACTCCCGTCACTGTAAATAATAGTTCTGTTACCGCAAATTCAGCGATTATTTTCACATTGAAAACCGCTCATACTCCGGGCGCTTATCCAGCTATAGCAACAATAACCCCAACAACTGGCTTCACTGTGGCTGGAACTGTTGGCGATATATCGGTTTATAATTATCATATAATTGAATCGGCAGCATAAAGGGTGAATAATGCAGAGAAACATTGTACAAACAGGCTGCTGCGATAATCAATTAATTATCACTCAAAATCAAGGTGATAATAGCGTTACTATTATTGCCTTTCCTTACGATATTAGTGCAACAGTTTTTAATGGAACTGTGCAATTTCCAGCGCCAATATCTTTATCATTGGGAAGCGGTCTTTCTATAGCTAGTATAATTTCTTTTACCGGTAGTATTCTTAACAATACATTAACTGTTACCGCAGTTGCAAGTGGAACCCTTTATGTTGGCATGCCAGTTATGGGCGTGGGTATATTGGAAGGAACTTATATTAGTTCGTTTGGCACGGGAGTAGGCGGCATTGGTACATATAGTATTAATTTAGCTCAAGTCGCACCTTCTGCAACAATTATTGCTGGGAATTTAGCTTTACAATTAACTACATCGCAAACTTTAACAATTCCAGAAGGCCAATATCCCTTTGACTTATGGACAACTAACAGTGGAATAAATACTAATGTTTTGAATGGTTTTTTTGTTATTAATCCATCACTTACGGTAATATAATGAATATAATATCAATTGCATCACAAGGACTGCCCGGAGTGGGAGTGCCAGCAGGTGGCGCGTCTGGTCAAGTTTTGGTGAAAGAAAGTAATGCTGATTTTAATACTGGCTGGCAAACGGTTTCTGGTAGTGGAACTGTAACAAATGTATCGGTAGTTACAGCCAATGGCGTGTCTGGAACGGTAGCAAATCCGACCACAACGCCCGCTATAACTCTAACTCTTGGTGCAATCACACCTAGTTCTGTAAATGCTAGTGGAACTGTTGCAGGTAGCAATTTGTCTGGAACAAATACAGGTGACCAAACGATAACTCTTACGGGCGCAATTACCGGCACTGGTACAGGAAGCTTTGCCACATCTTTAGGTTCATTCACGTCTTTGCAATTATTAACCGCTCTTACAAACCCAACTGGTACAGGTGACGCGGTATTTGCTATATCGCCATCTTTAACAAGCCCAATATTAGGCACGCCAACTTCTGGAAATTTATCAAATTGTACTGGCCTTCCTGTTGCCGGCGGCGGTACAGGCTTGGCTACAACAACGCCTTATTCGGTATTATGTGGCGGCACAACTACAACGGCAGCATTACAAAGTGTCGGAAGTCTTGGAAGTGCTGGTTGGGTATTAACATCAAATGGTGCAAGTGCATTACCTAGTTTTCAGGCAGGTGGAGGTGGAAGTGGCACGGTAACAACTGTATCAGTTGTCAGTGCTAATGGATTGGCTGGCACGGTAGCTAATGCTACAAGCACTCCTGCAATTACTCTTTCAACATCTATAACCGGCATATTAAAAGGTAACGGCACAGCAATTTCTGCTGCAACTTCTGGAACTGATTATTCGGCAGGAACTTCTGCATTAGCAACCGGCATAATCAAAAGCACTACAACAACAGGAGCTTTAACTATAGCTGCTGCATCTGATATTAATTCTACATTTGGCTCTACAACTCAGAATGAATTTTACGCATCACCTAATGGTTCAAGTGGTAACCCAACTTTTAGAGCAATAGTTGCAGCAGATATTCCTACATTAAATCAAAATACTACTGGCAGTGCAGCTAAATGGACAACTGCACGTAATTTAGCTGGAAATAGTATTGATGGAAGTGCAAATGTTGCTTTTACAAATGCTTTTATAGTTCAGGGAACTACAGATACAGGATTATCCGGAGCGCAATTTTTAGGTGCTTTAGCAACTGGAATAGTAAAAAATACTACATCAACTGGTGTATTATCAATAGCTATTGCAGCAGATTTTCCTACTTTAAATCAAGATACAACAGGGAAATCAGCTAAAACTGATGCATTAAATTCCGCAACAACTGTTGTTAATGTATCGTCAGCAACAGCCCCTACAACAGGTCAGGTTCTTACTGCAACAGATTCAACTCATGCCACATGG